CTTCATCGAAGCGCAACTGCGCGGCATGGAACCCGACGTTCCGCACGAGCGGTTCACGGAGCCACGGGCGCACTGATGACGCCGAACGCAACATGTCGCCGTTACGGAAGCATTGATAACGCCATGCCGACGCTGACCAGGGAACAGTGGACACAGATCGAGCAACAACTCTCCGGCCCCTTCGGCCGGGTTGAGTTGAAAGCCGACGGCTACAAGCTCGTGTTACAGGTGAAGGGTTACAAGGCGCTACGCCAGTGCATCGTCGTCTATGTTGATGGCGTGATGAAGGGTGAGTGGTTCCGTGGCGAAGCCACCGAGGCGAAGAAGTTCTGCCGCGAGGAGCGTCACTGGCTGTATCCGGCCAAGAAGCGAGAGGAGGCAAAGGCAAAGCTCAAGTCACGCCGGATTAGCCCATTGCTTCGCGATCACTACGAAGGCGTCGCCGAGAAATTCGTGGCCTGCTGGGCGCCGTACTGGTTTGCGCCGAAATCCCTCACCAGGCATCTGCGCAGGACGTGCACAGACGTCGAAGTGGTCGATCTCGGCTATCGGGTGTAACGCAATGCCCATCCGCCCCGAGAACCGTTCGCGTTACCCGGCCAACTGGCGCGAGATTCGTGCGGCCATCCTGTCCCGCGCCGACCATCGCTGCGAAGGCAGTCCGGCGCACCCGGAGTGCCGGGCAGTCAATGGACAGACGCACCCCGAGACCGGCAGCCGCGTCGTCCTGACCATCGCGCACCTCGACCACACGCCAGAAAACTGCGAGCCGGAGAACCTGCGGGCCATGTGCCAGCGCTGCCACCTCCGGTACGACCAGCAACACCACAAGCAAACCGCCTATACCACCCGCCGTGCGCGGCTTGGCATGGGCGATATGTTCGAGGCCGCCTGACCATGCCCGCCACCCGCAACCAACTCCTCGCCCGCCTGCACTGCATCAAGAAAGAGCAGGGTTGGGATGATGACGCCTACCGTGACATCCTCGAAGCCCGCACCGGCCGCCGCAGCGCGGCCGAGCTGGAAGGCCCGGAGCTGGCGCGCGCGGTGGCGGCGCTGGGCGCGCAAAAGCCGCCGGGCGGCTACAAGCGCGACAACGAATGGGCCTTCATCGACGCCGCCCCCGCCGACAAGCGGCCCATGCTGCGCAAAATCTGCGCCATGTGCGGCGCGCTGCAGGTTGGCAAGGGCTACGCCGAAGGCGTGGCGCGGCGGCAATTCGGCATCGCCCGCCGCCTCGAAATGATGGATGCGCAAGAACTGCACGGCGTTACCGGCGCCCTGGCGCGGACGCAGAAATACCGCGACAAGAAGGCGCGCGAACAGGAAACGGGCTACGCATGACTCCCGCCGACCTCGCCACCGTCGAAGCCCTGCTGCCCTACACGGCGCAGGCGCTGATCGGCTGCCTGGGGCCGGCCCCGGCGGCGGCGCTGCTGGCCGCGCGGCCCGGGTGCACCCTGCTGATCCCCAAGCATCCGGACAAACACCCGGCGGGCGCGAAGCGCTGGGATGAGCTGGCCGGGATCATCGGCGAGGAGGCCATGCACCATCTGGCCAAACGCTACGGCGGCGACGTCATCGACATTCCGACCTGCAAACAAGCCCGCGACGAACTGCGCAACCGCGCCATCCGCAAGGAGTTCGACCGGCTGACGCGCGAGGAAAAACTAAGCGGCAACCAGGCCGTCTATGAAGTCGGCCTCAAGTTCGCGCCGATCAGCAGCCGCGCCATCGAACTGATCTGCGGGCGGGCGGATGCGGGGCAGGCGGAACAGCAGGACTTGTTCGCATGAGCTTGACAACGAATTCACTCCGGGCGCATCATCCGCCTGCCGCTGGGGTTCCAGCGGTCGGGTTTGACAGCCCGGAGCTTGGCGGACGAGCCGCCCACCAGCGGTTTTTTTACGTCCATCGCATGGCAGTCCAGAGTTTTGGGCGGCCGTGTGGGGAGCCCTTCGGGGCTCGCCGGTCCAAGCCCGGTCTGTCAACCCGCACGGTCGCCCTCCCGATTGACAGCGGGGGTGCGGTTCTTGAATCGCTTGCTTGGAGATTTGCCATGTGCCAAACCAACCCTGTTAAACCTGACGTCAATATCGACGAACTCAGCCTGCTCATTGGGCGCTGCGAAACCATCGCGCTCGGGCTGTCCGTTGTCTTGTCCCGCTCAACCCTGCCGAATGGCCCGGAGCGCGAAGGCCTCTGCTACGAGATGGTCAGCATCATCGAAGAGTCCGCCAAAAAAGCCAACCGCCTTGTTTCCGCCCTGTGAAAGGAGCATGACCATGAACATCCAAGTCTTTTCCGGCCAGCTCGCCGGAAAGTCGCAGCCCATCACCACCAGCCGCATCGTGGCCGGGGTGTTCGACAAGCAGCATACCCATGTGCTGCGTGATATTCGGGAACTGGACTGTAGCGAAGAGTTTCGACTATCCAATTTTGGAGAGTCCGCCTACCTCAACGAACAGAACAAGCGTCAGCCGGAATACCAGATGACGCGCGACGGCTTCATGTTTCTCGTCATGGGCTTTACCGGGGCCGAGGCGGCACGGCGCAAGGAAGCATACATCGCCGCCTTCAATGAAATGGAAGATGCGCTGCGTTTGCAGCCAACCCGTCAGGCCCAGCCGCTCACGCCGCGCGAGTTGAACGAACTGCTGCACATGGAAGTTACTCTGCCCGTGGCAGAATACCTGCGACTGGTCGGGCAGCAGCCCGGCGCGGTGGCTGCCGAGGGGCGCAACGCCACCTGTTGGACGCAGGACGAAGACCAGCGCTTACTGGCAGGCATTGCCTCCGGTCAGCGCCCGGCTGAGATTGCCCGCGTCATCGGCCGTAGCGTCAATGGCATCATCCATAGGCGCAAACTACTACGACGCAAGGCCAAGGAAAGCGCCTAGCGCCGTCCCGCCAGCGCCGACTTTACACCCCCGCTCCGGCGGGGTTTTTTGTTGGTGGGGTAGCCGTTCACCCTGACCGGCCCATCGCACGCGCGCGAAGATGCGCGGCATGCAGCCTAGATCCGAAACCTGCGGCACCTGTCAGTCCCTTGAGGCTTCGTCGCTCGCTGGCTACGGCTATTGCCGCGCCTGCTCGACGCCGGAGGAGCGCGCCCGTTTTCTGCCGCGCTCCGGGGCGTGCATTTATCCGCTATCCCGTTACCAGGAGATCATCCATGCGCCTGCCCCGTCTCGCTGACTGGATCGCGATTGCCGTTGTGCTGACGCTGGCCATCGGCATCATCGCGCCCCAGCAACTCCCCGTCACGCTCTACAAGCTTTCCCTGGTCAGTCTCGCCGCCGCCACGGGTTACTGGATCGACCGCAGCCTGTTCCCTTACGCCCGGCCCGATGACCTGTCGCTCGACCATCAGGAAACCGCCGCCGCCTATATCCGCCGCGCCATCGTGGTGGCGGCGTGCATCATTGGCGTGAGCTTGGGGGCGTGATGCGCTTCGACAGGGGTCAGCGCGAAGAGATCATCGACACCCTCGTGGTGGTGGTGTGCGTGCTCGTGATTGGGCTGCTATCGCAAGGGGCCGCCGCCGCCGAGCCGCCCCGCGCCGCGCTCAAATACCGCGCCGACCTGATCCGCTCCGCGCGCCTGGTGTGGGGCCTCGATGCGCCGGTCGCCGTCATGGCGGCTCAGGTGCATCAAGAGTCCGCTTGGCGGCCCGACGCTCGCAGCCCCTACGCTCACGGCCTGGCGCAATTCACGCCGGATACCGCCGACTGGATCGCCGGGCAGGATGCCGCACTGGCCGGCGCGGACACTGGCAACCCGGTCTGGGCCCTGCGCGCGCTGGCGCGTTACGACCGCTGGCTGCACGACCGGATCGCGCCCGCCAGTAACGCTTGCGAAAAGTGGTGGGGCACGCTGCGCGGCTACAACGGCGGCCTCGGTCACTGGCGCAAAGAAGCGCGCCTGGCGCAGCCCGCGTCCGATCGTGCGGCGATCGACGCCCGCTGCGGCCAGGCGTCGCGTCACGTCACGCACTGCCGCGAAAACCTCGCCTACCCGCGTCTGATTCTCACCAAATGGCAACCGCTCTATGCGAGCTGGGGGCGAGGCGTCGCGTGCGACGCCCGCCCCCTTGGGGCAAGCGTGGCCCCCGCCCTACCGGGCGGGGAGGTGGCCTGCCCATGAACGTCACCAAATTCATGGGCTGGCTGACCCTGATCCTGCTCGTCGGGATGATGTTCGCCTCTACCTGGTTGATGCTCGATAACCAGATTACCGGGCGCGACTACCTCGCCATGTGGACGCCGCTGCTCACGCTGGCGGTCGGCTGGTGGTTCGGCCGGCAAGGGCCGACGCCATGAACCCCTGGATGATCCTCGCCGTCGTGCTGGCCTTTGCGGCCGGCGCTGGCGTGGGTGAGTGGGACGGCGCGAAGCGCGCCAACCAGCGCTGGGAGGCCACGACCAGCAAGAAGCACGCCGCAGAGGTTAGTTCGGCGCGCATCAGGGAAGTAAAAATGTTCCGCAACATGGAGGTTGCCTACCGTGCGAACCAACTTGAAAACCAGAAAAACCGCGCCGCTGCTCTGGCTGCCCATCGCGCTGCTCGCGGGCTGCGCGACGACCTTGCCGCCATCAAGCGCCGCCTGTCCGGTGCTACCGGCGCAGCCTGCCATGCAGCGCTCAATACCTGCCACGCCATACTCGGAGACTGCGGCGAACGATATCGAAGCATGGCGCAAGCAGCTGACGACCATGCCGCCGACGCCCGGCTCTGCTTCGACGGATGGCCGCAGTGACTGACCTGTGGGACCGCGCCACCGAGCGCGAAGAAGAAATTCGCGCCGACGCCCTGGCCGAAGCGCGTTACCGGCGTGAGCGCGAGCGGTCGCGCCCGTCGGCCGTGGAATGCCGCGTCTGCGGCGGGCGCATCCCCGTTAAACGCCGCCGGGCTGTCCCTGGCGTGCAGACCTGCGTGCATTGTCAGGAAGAACTCGAAGAGGGCCTGCTGTGAAGATCGAACTTGAGCTGTGGCACATGATCCTGATGCTGATCGCCTTCTTTGGCTGCGTCGGCGCGTTCGGGAAGATCCTGATCGCGCAATTCGAGAAGCGCCTGGATGAGCGCTTCGCCACGCAAGAAGCCTCACGTAAGGAAGCGCAGAGCCGGTGGGACGATGAATTCAAGAAGATCGAGGCCCTGGCGCGCAAGAACGAGCTTGATCTGCTTGGGCTCAAGGTGCATCTGGCGGAAAACTTCGTCTCGCGCCCTGACCATATTCGCGGCCACTCGATCCTGGAACTGAAGATCGACGGCCTTGCCTCGAAGTTTGAAAACGTCCTGCTCCGCGCCAGCGCACAGAAAGCGAACCCGTCATGACAGTCGATATCGAAAAAGTCCGGCGCGAAACCATCCGCTGGCAGATCCTGCTCACGCTCTACAACGCGTCACCGATCGGCGCGTGGGAAGAGTTGGTGCTATCGGTGATTCAGGCCACCTTCCCCGATGCGACGCCGCTGGAGCTGCGCCGGGCGCTCGACTACCTCTCCGACCGCAAGCTGGTCGAGCTGGTCAAGCACCCGGGCGGCCGCTGGTTCGCCGACCTCACCCGTTATGGCACCGATGTGGCGGAATACACGGTCGATTGCGACCCCGGCATCGCGCGCCCCGTCAAGTACTGGGGCTAGGCCACCATGCCGCGCCGCTCCAAGATCGAAGGGCTGCCCAAGGCCGTCAAGCAATGGCTCGACGTCGCGCTCGTTGATGGCAACTTCAGTGGCTATGAGCAGCTCGAAGCCGAGCTGAAGACGCGCGGCTTCGATATCGGCAAAAGCAGCATCCATCGTTACGGCAGCGCCTTTGAACAGAAGCTGGCCACGCTCAAGCTCGCCAGCGAGCAAGCCAAAGCGATTGTGACGGCGACTGGCGACGATGAAGGGGCTGTGAGCGAGGCCTTGATGCTCATGGTTCAAGAACACCTGTTCAATCTGCTGAATTCTGGCGATGGAAAGTTTGATCTTCCCAAGATTGCCCGTGCCGTGGCCGATCTGGGGCGCACGACGGTAACGCAAAAGAAATGGCAGACGGAAGTCCGTGCCAGGGCCACCGCCGCCGCCGATGCCGCCGAGCGTATCGCCAAGAAGGGCGGCCTGTCCGCCACGTCGGTCGCCGAGATCCGCAGGAGCATCCTCGGGATTGCGCCGTGACCAACCCACTTGAATCATTCCTCACCCGCGAGGCGGCCACCCATGAAAACCCGGCGCCGCCTCCAGCGCTTTTGGGCTACCAGCAGCGCTGGGTAGCGGATCAGTCGCCGCTCAAGCTCGCCGAGAAGAGCCGCCGCATCGGCCTCACCTGGGGCGAAGCGGCCGACGACGTCCTGATCGCCTCCGGCGACGACGGCTCCAACGTCTTCTACATCAGCGCGACGCAGGACATGGCCCTGGAATACATCGAGGCGTGCGCCATGTGGGCACGGGCCTTTGACCTCGCCGCCGGGCAGATCGAGGAAGGCATCTTCATCGACGGCGACAAGGAAATCAAAACTTACCGCATCGACTTCCCGAAATCGGGCAGGCGTATCGTCGCGCTCTCCAGCCGGCCGGCCAACCTGCGCGGCAAGCAGGGCGTGGTGGTGATCGACGAGGCCGCCTTCGCGCCGGATCTCGCCGGCCTGATCAAGGCGGCGATGGCCATGCTGATGTGGGGCGACAAGGTACGCATCATCAGCACCCACAACGGCGACGACAACCCATTCAACGAGCTGATCAACGAAGTGCGCGCCGGCAAGCGCAAGGGCGCGGTGCATCGCATTACCTTTGCCGATGCGGTGGCCGACGGCCTGTTCCAGCGCGTCTGCCTGCGCAAGGGGAAACCGTGGAGCCAAGAAGCCGAGGACGCCTGGGTGGCCGACGTACGCAGCTTCTACGGCGATGACGCCGAAGAAGAGCTGGACGCGATCCCGGCGCGCGGCGGCGGCACCTACCTGCCGTTGGCGCTGATCGAGGCGCGCATGGTGCCGGTGGGCGTCTACGTGCCGATCGTGCGCGAACGCTGGCCTGTCGTGTTTTCCTTGCTGCCCGAGCCGACGCGCGCCGCCGATGTGGGGGAGTGGTGCCGCGATCGCCTCGCCACGCATCTGCGGCTCGGGCTGGACCCGGAACGCCGCCACGGCTTCGGCGAAGACTTTGCCCGCGAAGGCGACCTCACCGTCATCACCGTGCTGGAGGAAGGCGCCGACCTGGTGCGCCGGCCGCGCCTGGTGGTCGAACTGGGCGGCTGCCCGTTCGCCCAGCAGCGGCAGATTCTTACCTACATCGTCTCGCAGCTGCCGCGATTTTTCGGCGGGGCGCTCGACGCCACCGGCAATGGCGCCGAGCTGGCCGAATACGCGGCCGACACCTGGGGCCACAGCCGCATCGAGCAGATCAAGCTCTCGGATATGTTCTACCTGGAGCAGATGCCGCGCTTCAAGGCGGCGCTGGAAGATGCCACGCTCGACGGCCTGCCGCGCGACGAGCAGTGCCGCGACGACCTGCGCGCCATCAAGAAGATCAACGGCGTGCCCAAGCTGGGCAAGACCAAGACGCAGAGCGCCGGGGGCAAGAAGGTGCAGCGCCACGGCGACTTCGCCATCTCGCTGTTCCTCGGCCATTACGCCATGACGCGCGATGGCGAACCGGGCCGCTGCGACGGTTACGTCGCCATGCCGCGCCGCGTTACCGGCGACGGCTTCGGCGACGCCATGTACGCCGGAGATGTCGATCGCTTCGACCTCGACTTTACACGCAGGATGGTATGACCATGCCCAAGATTCTCGACCAGTACGGCAACCCCATCGACACAGTCGGGTTGAGTGAGCCGCAAACCAGCCGCATCGCCATGCTGGAAAACCAGTACCTCACCCCCATGCTCGCCGGCCTCACGCCGGGCCGTCTCTCGTCCATCCTCAAGCAAGCCGACGACGGCGACCTGACGGCGCAGCATCGGCTCTTCGCCGACATGGAAGAGCGCGACGCGCATCTGCTCTGCGAGATCGGCAAGCGCAAACTGGCCGTGATGGACCTCGACTGGGACATCGTCCCGCCGCGTAACGCCACCGCCGCCGAGAAAAGTAACGCCGAATGGGTCAAAGAAGTGCTGACCGACGCCGTCGACCCGATCGAGGATCTGCTACTCGCCCTGATGGACGGTATTGGCCACGGCTTTGCCGCCGTCGAACTGGAGTGGCGCAAGGAAGGGGCGGATTGGCTGCCCGCCTTCTACCCGCGCCCGCAGGAATGGTTCCGCCTCGACCGCCCCCGCACCGAGCTGCGCCTCATCGACGCCAGCGCCGAGGGCGCGCCGCTGCAGCCCTTCGGTTGGGTGCTGCACACCCACGGCAAGGCCAAGACCGGTTACCAGGGCCGCATGGGCCTGCACCGCGCCCTGGTCTGGCCCTTCCTTTACAAGGCGTACTCGCTTGGGGATTTTGCTGAGTTTTTGGAGACCTACGGCCTGCCGATGGTGATCGGCAAGTATTACCAGGGCGCCAGCGACACCGAGAAGGCAAGCCTGTTGCGCGCCGTCACAGCGCTCGGCCACGACGCCCGCGCCATCATGCCGACCGACATGGCGCTGGAGATCCAGAAAGTCACGACCGACGGCAGCGGCACACCGCACCTGGCGATGATCGACTGGGCCGATCGCGCACAATCCAAGGCCATCCTCGGCCAGACGACATCGAGCGAGGCGCGATCCACGGGTATGGGCTCCGGCGTGGCCACCGTGCACAACGAAGTGCGCCACGACATCCGCAACGCCGACGCCCGGCAGATCGCCGGCACCATCACGCGCGACCTGATCTATCCGCTGCTGGCACTCAACAAGGGCGGCATCGACAGCCTCAAGCGCTGCCCGCGCCTGGTGTTCGACACCGGCGAGGCCGAGGACCTGGTCACCCTGGCCGATGGCTTGGACAAGCTTGTCAAGGCTGGCATGCGCTCCATCCCGGTCAAGTGGGTGCATGAGAAGGCGCGCATCCCGGAGCCCACCGAGGGAGAGGAAACCCTCGGCGCTACGCCGAATGTAGCGCCTGACAAGATCAAGGCAGCCCTGGCCGCAATGCGGGCAGGGGCTGCCACGGCCGACGAGTTCGACCAGATGGCCGCCGACATGGCCAGCGACTGGGAGCGCGTTACCGGGCCGCTGGTTTCGCCCATCGAGCGACTGATGGAGGAGTGCAAGACCCTGGAGGAATTCCGCGCCCGCCTGCCGCAGGTGCTCGATCAGATGGATGCCACAGCCCTGACTGACCTTCTCGCCAGCGGCAGCTTCGCCGCCCATCTGTTCGGCCGTGCCACCCCCCCCACCGATTTATCCACCGAAAAGGAGTAACCCATGACCGTCACCTATTCCGCCGCCGTCAAGGCGGCCCGCATGACTGCCGTGCGCGATCAGATCGACGCGGGCGGCGCGGCCGGCAAGATCGAGATTTGCTCGGCTGGCTACGCCGCGATTCTCGCCACCATCCCGCTCGGCTATTCCGGCGCCTCCACCGGCACGGTCTCCGGCGCGGTGCTCACCCTGGCCGGCTTCCCGCGCTCGGATGCCACCGCCGATAACACCGGCACCGCCGCCGTGGCGCGCATCCGCACCAGCGCGAACGTCGATGTGGTGACGGGCCTCACCGTTGGCCTTTCCGCCAGCGACATCAACCTCGACAGCCTGAGCATCACCGCCGGCCAGACCGTCACGCTCAACAGCGCCGCGATCACGCACGTCTGATCATGGAAATCAGAGATATTGTCACCATCGGCTTGCCATTCGGCGATGACACGACCGGATATGTCGTCTGCGGCATTCTCGACGCCGACACCTCACAACTCTGCCAAGGCGAGGAAGTGCTGGCCTACCGCAATGAGTACCTGACCAAGATCGGCGAAGGCGGTACGCTGGCGCTCAGTGTGAATCAGCGCGTTATCCGCGACTGGGAATTCCGCAATCGTTTCACGCAGTCGCAACTCATCGGCATCATGCGTGCGGCGATGGCTGGAGATGACGTGGCTGCGCTGGTGTGGCTCAAGCTCTCTACCGCATCGGATGGTGTTGACCTAACTGACATGGAGGTTTCTCAGGGTGTGCAGTACATCGCTGCTACACACCCTGAGCTTGCAATTGATCCTGCGGTGATTCTTGCATGACTGCCCTTGTCGATCTATCCGATATCGTCAATCGCCTGACAGGCGGCAACAGCGGGACGCCGCAGCATATCTTCTCGCAACTCGACGGGCGCATTCAGGCCGCAGCCGCAGCAGCACCAGTCGCTAACAAGTGGCTATCGCTGTGGCAGTACAACCAGTCGAACGGGGCGAACGGTGCCGCACCCGGCGCTGTGGAAATCCCGACGCGGGCAACGATCGGTTCGCAGCCCTTCGTCAATCCGACTGGCGGGCGGCAGCAATGGCTGCTCGGCATCGAAGCAGCGTTGTCGCAACTCTGCACCCTGACAATGTACGACCGGCTGCTGCATCAGGGCAACCTGTCCGGCACGGTCGCCACGGCGCAGACGGTCGGTGGAACGATGACGCGCTACACCGGCGCTGAGTCGGTCGGCAACCAGATATGGGTCGAGATTTACACCGCGCTTGGCAGCACGGCGACAACCATTACTGCGTCATACACCAATCAAGCGGGAACAGCAGGAAGAACGACCCGCGCTGTTGCGATTGGCGGTACGGGCAACAACGAAGCCCAGCGCATGATTCCGTTAATGTTGCAAGATGGGGATACCGGCGTGCAGTCGGTGCAGACTGTGACACTGGCAGCAAGCACCCTCACGGCGGGCGCGTTCGGCGTCACCATCGTCAGGCCGCTGGCGCAGTTCCATTGCACGGGAGCGGGTTATCTCACGGTGCGTGATCTGATCGCCGGGCTACCAGCCGTTGCCGAGATGAAAACCGATGCTTGTCTGACCTATCAACTGCTGGCTGGGGCGACGACCGCAGTTAGCGGGGTGATCGCCGTGCACGTTATCGAGGCTTGATGCAATGGGCGCACTAGCAGATTACGCAGCATATAAAACAGCGCTGACCACGGCGCCAGTGATGGCGAACTTGATTGACCAACAAGCGGGGCTTGGTGGCACATCTGTGGCATGGGGGTCTGCTACGCTCAACGTCACCCCGACCACTTCGGTCGCGCATAACAACACCACCGCGTTCACCACCCGACAGTTCCCGGATTACCTTCCCACAACGCTGACCAAGCAACTCTGGCTCGCTTCGTGCGAAATCACCGGGAATGCCAATACCCTGTACGGCGGGATGATGGTCGATCTGCTGAATACCAGCGGCGGGATGAGCGCCATCGTCACGACCGAGCAGACCACTGGTCTTCCCACTGCTGCTTTGGCGCGGCACACGTCA